TCAAAGTTACAAATCGGATAGATGAATGCCTATTTTTCGAGCTAGAAGATCACCTGGCTCAGTTCGATGCCATCATGGATTCTATTTTGCAAACCGATGTCCAACGCCACACCATCCGCGAGGCTTTAACTGACTGGGCGATGTCGGTTGATGAGGCTGTTGGGGATATTATCGAGCAGCAAACGCCAGAAGAACCTACACTCACCGCAGATGAAGTATTCGGGACAGAAGTATGACAGTGGGCAGACCCAAATGGATACCTGACGAACTAGCCTGTCGCAAAGCGCGAGAGATGGCCTCCCGTGGCCTTACAGTGGCGCAAATAGCTGACTGCTTGGGTGTGTCCGATGCAACTGTTTACGAGAGGCAGAAAGAATATCCAGAGTTTTTAGAGGCTATAAAAAGAGGTCGCAGTGAAGGTATCAAGGAAGTAACAAGCAAATTGTTCGAGAAAGCTATTGATGGCGACAATACCTGCATGATCTTTTACCTAAAGAGCAGAGACAGGGAAAGCTGGGGCGACCAGTATGTTGAACCAGTAAAAGAGATACCGCCAATCCAGATACTTGTGGACAAAGATGCAATTAACAAAGCCGCAGAGTGAGATATTCCTCAGTGATGCTAGGTTTGTTGCTGTAGTTGCAGGGCGTAGATTCGGAAAGACCTTCCTTGCCACTGGTTCGCTGTTAAGAGCAGCAATTGCTGGCAGTAATAGAAACATCTGGTATGTTGCCCCGACCTATGGGGCAGCCAAAGAGATATGCTGGAACATGCTAATCCATACCATCCCAGAAGAGTACATTCAAAAGACTAACGAGACAGCCCTAACGATCAAGCTGATTAACGGCTCTGTGATTGCCCTAAAGGGGGCAGAGAAGCCAAACAACCTGCGAGGTCGTGCATTAGATTATGTCGTGCTAGATGAGTTTGCAGACATGCGGCCAGAGGCATGGTTTGAGGTGTTGAGAGCATCCCTATCTGATCGCCAGGGTGGCGCAATGTTCATCGGTACGCCTAAAGGCCGCAATCACTTTTATGACCTATGGGCAAAGGGTGTTGATGGCGCAGATGATTGGCAGTCGTTCCAGTACACAACCATCGAGGGCGGCAATGTTCCTGCAACAGAGATCGAGCAAGCTAAACAGGATTTAGACGAGCGCACGTTTAATCAGGAATACTGCGCGGAGTTTGTCACTTACTCAGGATTAATTTATTACTCGTTTAGCAGAGAAGAGTCTGTATTGGCGTTAGACGATGATAATGGTACACTCCACATAGGTATGGATTTTAACCTTGATCCCATGTCAGCCGTTATCTGTGTTCGTAAAGGCGGGACGCTGTATGCCGTTGACGAGATTGTCATGTATGGATCAAATACCGATGAGATGGTTGCGGAGATTATAGACCGCTACCCGACTCGGAATATTATTATCTATCCTGACCCAGCATCAAGACAGCGGAAAACATCTGCTGGCGGTCGCACTGATTTGTCGATCTTACAAAACGCAGGATTTAGCGTTAAGGCGAAGAAAACACACGCATTAGTTAGGGATAGAATTAATGCTGTAAATAGTCGTTTACTGTCGAGTGATGGTGAACGGCATTTGTATATCAGCCCTAAATGCAAGCAGACGATTAAGTCGCTTGAACGGCAGACATACAAAGAAGGGACGAGCATACCAAATAAAGATGGGTTCGATCATATGAATGATGCCCTTGGCTACTTGGTAGAATACTTGTTCCCAGTTCGCACAGAATACGACACACCACAACCGACCAGGTGGACTTGATGAAAACAATCGAAACAACTCACCCCGAATACGACAACAACGAGTCGCGCTGGGAATTCTATTTACGCAGCTACATGGGTGGCGAAGATTACATAGATGGGGCGTATCTAACGCGCTACATCTCAGAGGATAAAGACGAGTATAACCGAAGGCTCGATCTAACCCCGATAGATAACCACTGCAAAAACATAGTTCACATTTACTCTAGCTTCCTGTGGCGAGTAGCACCGACAAGAGCGTTTAACTCAGCCGCTGGCAACGTAGCCCTAGAGCCTTTCCTTAATGATGCTGATCTCGATGGGCGCAGCTTCAATGCGTTTATGCGACAGGCACAGGTCTGGTCTAGCGTTTACGGCCATGTGTGGCTGATGATGGACAAGCCTAAATCTACAGCAGGAACAAAGGCAGAAGAGTTAGAGCAAGACATTCGGCCTTATGTAACCATGTTCACCCCTGAGAATGTATTCGACTGGAAGTACGAGAGAACGGCCAGCGGCAGGTTTGAACTGGTGTACCTAAAGATCAGGGAAGCCATCGACCGCGTTACAGATACCCAGACTGATACTTGGTATCGCATCTGGACTAAAGACAGTGTGCAGCTATGGCATGCGGTAAATGAAAACGAGCGCATGGTTGAGCAAGAAGATAACGTGCTAGGCAAGATACCTGCTGTGTTCCTACCTGCCCAGCGTTCAGTTGTGCGCGGTATTGGCATTAGTGATATAGCAGACGCGGCTTATATGCAACGAGCGATCTATCAGGAACTATCTGAGATCGAGCAGCTAATCAGAATCAGTAACCACCCTACTCTAGTTAAGTCGTTCCAGACCGATGCTAGTGCTGGAGCAGGTGCTATTATCAATATGCCTGATGATATGGATGCCAGCCTAAAGCCGTTCCAGTTACAGCCAAGCGGTCAGAACCTTGACGCTGTTCGCAACTCGATAAAGGATAAGGTTGAGGCTATTAACCGCATGAGCCATATGGGTGCTGTTCGCGGCACTGAGGCAATGACCCAATCAGGCGTGGCAATGCAAACAGAGTTTCAGATGCTGAATGCCAAGCTATCAGAGAAGGCCGACATACTAGAACTGGCAGAAGAGCAGCTATGGCAGTTGTTCTGTGAGTGGCAGGGTATCACCCCCGATATAGAGATATTCTACCCAGACGCATTCGACCTGCGTGATTACGACAAAGAACTATTGTTCCTACAGCAGATGCGATCTACTGGCGTTAAGTCAGTCACCCTAATGCAAGAAATAGATAAAAAGATCAGCGACCTAATCCTAGATGACGAGGCACTGGCTAAGTCGCACGTTGAGATTGAAAGCGGGTCACAGGTGCTAGGTCAGTTTGCAGAGCAGGATGTTGTTGAGTAATGCCAGCAGATTCTGATTATTCAGAAATCCTTGAACGTCTGGCAGATGGGCATCAAGAGCGACTAGCTAACGCCTTAAAAACCTTAGAAAACAATGTGGCAAGCATTATGGATAATGCGCCTATAAAAGATGGCAAGTTGTTTGATTTAGAGTGGGCGGTAAATGCTAGACCAGAATTGAGGGCTGCATTAGAGGCTGACTATTTATCTGAGGTTGACTCTATTGTCAGGGATTATGCAGGGGTGTCTGCTGACGCTTCAAAGATGCTATCTACCTATGGAGATTTTGCAAAGCTAGATAGTGCAGTTATTAGCCAGCTACAGGGTCTGTCATTCCAAGGGTTTCAGGCTGTGGCTAATGAGTATCTTGATGTTCTGGCTAACGAGGTCTATCAAAGCACTCTGACAGGTCGGGCATTTAACGACACTGTGAAGAACCTGCGGCAAACAATTAATGGCGTTTACATCCAATCGGATAGCGTAGAGGCTAACAGGTTGGTGGATATAGCCGCTAACGGCACAAAGGCTCAACAGGCAGACGCTGTAAGGCAATTACAAACCATCTATGCTAGAGACAGGGTTGGCAATAACCTTAGACGCTACGCAACCCAGATGGCTCAGGATAGCTTGATGCAGTTTGATGCTTCAGTGAATACAGCGATTGGAAAGCAGACAGGTGCGACCAAGTGGAAGTATTACGGCACAACGATTAGAGATACAAGGCCATTTTGTAGGGAACACGTTAATCAGGTGTTTACCACTGAAGAGATAGAAGAGACATGGGCGGGTAGCTGGAAAGGTAAAGCATCTGGCGACCCCTACATTGTAAGGGGTGGCTACAACTGCCGACACCACTGGCGACCTGTATTTGATGAAGAGCCTGAGCAAGAAGATCAAACTGCAACAGTAACTGACGAGCCTAATAGCCAAGAAACAGATGTTGTAAACGAGGTGGAATTCGTAAGTATTAATAAGGCAGGGGAAAAAGAAATTACAGTTTCTGACTTTAATACTGCGCTAAACGCAATTACGCCTATTCAAATGGCGTTAGTCCAAAGGCTTCCTAAACCTAAAAAGCTAGTGGGTAAGACTAACGGGGGGCTTTACAACCCCCAAAACGGAGGCACTGTAACGTCAGGAGTCGAGAGAGGCGGGGCAGTTGTTAGGCATGAATATGGACACCATGTGGATTATATGCTGGGCAAAGAAACGATGGGTTTTGGATATGCGAGTTATCACGACAAAAAATTTGTAGCGGCATTTAAATCGGACAGAAAGGTTTTAGGATTGTCATCAAAGGCAAAAAAAGAAGAGGCCATGAATAGCTTGCTTGATGATATGTATGACGTAACTGTCGCAGAGAAAGGCGGTTATAAGTACACGACAAGAGTTATTAAGAATGATGAACTAGCAAACATCTCTGACATTGTTGATGCTCTAACGCATGGTCAGCTACAGAAAAAGTATCGAGTTTGGGGTCATGGGGTAAGTTATTATAAAAACCTAGAAAACAGGTATGCTGAAGTGTTTGCAAATTTGTTTGCTTCAAGGCACACGCCAGAGTGGGAGCTTGTAAAAAAACGCTTTCCCTCTTTGGCCGCCAGATTTGATGAAATAATGGAAGGTAAAATCTAATGTCAAAGATACTATCAGCAGATGATCTGTTTGCGCTTCACATTGAGCAGTTTGGAGTTGAGCCAGTAGTTACTGGGATAAACGCAAGCATATCGGGCGACTTACTTGAAAGAATCATAGATGCGCTAGAAACTGGCGTTCCATACATAGAGCAGGAAGTTCCTGAAGGAGTACTAACATAATGCCACAAGGTAAAGGTACATACGGCAGTAAGGTCGGCAGACCTAAAAAGAAGAAAAAGAAGAAGATGGTTAAAAAATAACCATTTATGATACACTACGGATTCACCAATACTCTTTAAGAGGCACGTTACATGAGCGATGAAATCATGGGTACAGAAGCAGAGACTGAAACTGTGGCAGAACAAAGTCAGGAAACTAAAACCTTTACTCAGGATGAACTTGACCGCATTGTTGCGGATAGAGTTGCAAGGGAGCAACGCAAGTTCGACAAGAAGCTGTCTGGCGTAGACATTGATGAAGCTAAAGAACTGCTGGCACAAAAAGAAGCCGCAGAACTAGAGCGACAGAAAGAGCGCGGAGAGTTTGACAATATCCTGAAAAAGACTGTTGAAAAGAAAGATATGGAAATACAGAGTTATAAAAGCAAGCTGCAACAGACGCTAGTAGATGGAGCGATCCTGGGCGCGGCTTCCAATAATAACGCTGTGAATCCGAATCAAGTTTCTCAGTTACTGAAAACCAATACACGCCTGTCAGATGACGGCAATGTAGAGGTGCTAGACGATAACGGCACACCGCGCTACAATGACAGCGGTGATCTGCTATCAGTCAATGAGATGGTAGCTGAATTCTTGACAGTAAACCCGCATATGGTCAAAGCCTCCCAAGGTGGCACTGGCTCGATGGGTAACGCTGGTGGCTCGACACAGAAGCCTCAATCTGTGGCAGATATGGTTGCAAACTGGAATGATGGCGGCAAAGAAGCATTTGCTGCTATGAAAAAAGCGTAACCACCAAACCACAATTTTATTTTATTTAGAGGCAATTTATCATGGCTGCAACAACTTCAAGTACTCTCGACGACCTGTTCGTCAATATTATCGCTCAGGCTCGTTTTACTGCCGAAGAGCAATCCCTAATGATGGGTCTGGTGACTCAGTACAACATTGGCGCACAAGCTGGTAAAACCATTCAGGTTCCTAAGTACCCAGCAATTGCTGCTGCTAACTTGACCGAAGGCACTGACATGACCAGCACCACTGTATCTACTAGCTCAGTTTCTGTAACTGTTGGCGAAGTAGGCGCACAGGTTCTGTTGACTGACCTGGCTGCTATGGGTGCTGGCAATCCTGCTGAAGAGTTAGGTACTGTCCTGGGTAACGCTATCGCTACCAAGATCGACACTGACCTGATCGCTCTGTTTGACGGATTCTCTGGTTCTATCGGTACTGCTGGTGCAGAGATTACTGTAGCTGACCTGTTCAAGGCTGCTGCTACTCTCCGTGCTGCTAAGGTTACTGGCACTATCAATGCTGTTGTACATCCTTTCCAAGCGTACCAGTTGAAAGCTAACCTGACCAACACCTTTGCTAACCCGAATGGTGGCGACTTGCAGAATGAAGCAATGCGCAACGGCTATGTTGGTACTATCGCTGGTATCAATGTATATGAGTCAGCTAACGTGTCTATCGACGGCAACGACGATGCTAAAGGTGCGGTATTCGCTCCAGAAGCCCTCGCCATTGCAATGAAGCGCGACTTCCAGATTGAGCCACAGCGTGATGCTGCTGCTCGTGCATTTGAACTCAACGCTACTGCCATTTATGGTGTTGCTGAGTTGGATGATGCGTTTGGTGTCGAGATTCTGTCTGACGCTGCACTGTAAGACTGATGCCCCCTTTTCGGAGGGGGCTATCTTTTGAGGTAAGTATGGCAATAACGTATCGTGGCGAAAGGTTCGAGGGCTATAACAAGCCAAAGCGTACCAGTAGGCATCCAGAAAAGAGCCATGCAGTATTGGCGAAAGAGGGTGACAAGGTTCGCTTGATTCGATTCGGCCAGCAGGGAGCAGATAACAAGCCCCCGCGTAAAAACGAAAGCGAAGCAGACAAGGCCAAGCGCAGAGCGTTCAAGGCAAGGTTTGCAAAAGACATAGCAAGAGGCCGCAAAGATAAAACAGCATCAGCGGCATATTGGGCAGATAAGGTGAAGTGGTAATGGCATTCTCTCAAGACTCAGATTTAGTTGATCTAATCCCTGACATCCTGTCGCTGGGCATAACATCATTTGCTGACGATCACGCAAAAGCGCAATCAGATATAGAGCGCGAGTTGCGGATTAAGTGGTGGCCTAAAAAGGGTCTAGCTGGCGAGATGGAGAATTCTAAACTTACTGACTCACAGTTTACCCGATGCTCTGCCTATCTAGTGTTAGCCAGGTACGCATTACCGCAACTGACAAACTGGGTCGAAGATGACCGATTCCAGAATATGATGGACTTTTATAAAGCCCGTTATGGTGAAGAGTTTGACGCTATCCTGAGAGATGGCGTTGAGTACGATGATGATGGCAATAGCACTATCGACGATGACGAAAAGCAATCTGTAAACTCTGGTCGGCTGATTAGATAATGCAGGTTAAGATAAACACCAACGCCAAAGAGATTGCCAGGCGAGTCGGCAAGAAGGGCAAGGAGTTATCTGCAAGCGTTAAACGGGCTTTATTGATTACTGCCCAGCAAGGCATGAATGTCATACAGGATAGGACTGCCAAGGGTGTAGGTTATAAGGGTGCGTTTGCATCATATACACCAGAATATGCAGCATTTAGATCAGAGAAGGGCAGAGGCACAAAGCCTGATTTAAACTTTACTGGTCAGATGCTTGGCGCGATGACAGTTAGCGCAGATAGTAAGAAGGCTGAGATATTCTTTAGCCGAGCGACTGAATCGAAAAAGGCCGCAATGAATGATAAGAAGCGACCCTTCTTTGGCTTTAGCGATCAGGAAGAAAGGCAATTAGGCAAGATATTCTTTAAGGCGTTGAAATGAGTGTAAGAGAAAGCATTGCCAATAATATCGTCACTACCCTGCAAGCGATTACATCGCCTGTAGCGGTTAAGTATGTGACGAGAGAGCCGTTTGCGTTTGACAAGCTATCTAACGCCCAGTATCCAGCAATCCTAGTTAGGAGCGCAGGAGAGAATCGGGAAGATAGCAGCCTGGGCGGGTCAATCACTCAGCGCATGGCTACAATAGATTATGAACTGGTTTGTTTTGTTAAAGGGTCTGTAATTGATACAGCCCGAAACAACATTATCGAAGCAGTTGAAGAGGGT